ACTGGTGCTGTGCCTGACTGGGCTTTTGTCGCTATCGGTGAGGGTGTAGTCCTAAAGGCTGGACTAGCAAGCGAGCTATTTCACCCTCTTTATTTTGATGACAATGACTATGAGCGAATCATTGACGCACATGGGATACCCAAAAAGCGCATCCATGCCACAATTCACCACAACAACAGCTCGACTATTGCTGCTGGCTATGGCCCTAAGAACGCTCGTACCTTTTCAATCAACCAAAGACTTTACGAGGAAAGACGAGCTGAGAATAACCTCAATGGTGGCGAGTGGTCGCTAAAGATAAGGCGAGAGAACTCTTGGGACTAACCTTATTAGTATCCTTTTGATTCAGTAGAATAGAGAACATTATGGCAATTACAAATGGCTACGCCACACTCGCAGAAGTCAAAGCCTCACTTCGCATTACAGACAACATTGATGACAGTCTGTTAGAAACAGCTATTGAATCTGCATCTCGCATGATTGACGGCTACACAGCTCGAACCTTCTCAAACGCTGGAACTGCCACTAGAAACTTTGCCGCTACCGATGCAATCAACCTAATTATTGACGATGCCATCTCGGTTTCCGTAGTGTCCTCTACCGATGAAGTCGGGGATACCTATGTTGTTTGGGAAGCTAACGACTTTCAGCTTGAGCCACTAAACAGTCGCTCAGATGGTCTTTACATGCCATACACAGGCATTAGGGCTGTCAACACTTACACTTGGCCTGTTGTTGACCAGCAAGCCCTTTGTCGTATTACCGGTGTCTGGGGTTGGCCTTCAGTTCCAATCGCAATCAAACAGGCAACCATCATTCAGTCATCAAGACTTTACAAAAGACTAGACAGCCCACTAGGTGTCGCAGGATTTGGTGACATGGGAGCAATCCGAGTTGGTCGCTACCTTGACCCAGATGTTGAACAGCTTGCTATGCCATTCAAGATTATGAGGAATTTCGGCTAATGAGCATCAGCCAAATTAGGACTGCTCTAGCTACAAACCTTGCAACCATTCCAGGGCTACGCACAGCCGCCGAGGTTCCTGATCTACCTAACCCACCTATCGCCATTGTTGCGCTAAACAATGTGAGCTATGACCGAGCCTTTGCTCAGGGAATGACTAGCTACACATTTGTCATCACAGCAATAGTTGGAAGGGCTGCCGAAAGAGAGGCACAGCGCAAGCTTGACGCCTACATCTCGCCAGGGGCAAACAGTGTCAAAAATGCTATAGAATCAGATAGTACTCTTGGTGGATATGCCTACGACTGCCGAGTAGTGTCTATGGACTCTGTTGGTTCATTGACAATAAGCGACACCACATACCTGGCTGCCGACTTCACAGTCACAGTCATAGCAAACTAGGAGAAATAAATTGGCAAAATTTTATGCACAAGACTACAAGGTCACTATTGGCACTGCTGTACTAAGCAGCTCAATCGCCTCTGTAACTCTTGACATTACTACCGATGAAGTTGAAACAACTGCATTTGGTAGCTCATACCGCACACGCATTGGTGGACTAAAGGATGCATCTGTATCCCTAGACTTCCACCAAGACTTTGGAGCCGGAGCAGTTGACGCTCTACTATTCCCACTTATGGGCGAAACAGTAGCAGTCAAGATTGCACCTACCTCTGGAACTGTAACTGCAACCAACCCTGAGTACCGCTTTAACGCGCTAGTCACTCAGTACCAGCCATTCGCAGGAGCTGTTGGCGATCTAGCCACACTATCTGTAACTTGGCCGGTATCCGGTGAAGTTGTGCGCGGAACCGCTCCATCAGCGTAATCTGCTAAGCTAACCCCATGAAAATAATCCTACAAATCGAGTTCAGCAACAAGCCTGGTGAAACTAAAGAGGTCACCTGTCTAGCGTCTGATATGGTCAAGTTCGAGTCACACTTCAACTTGTCTATTGCAAACCTAGAAAAAGACCTCAAGATTACTCACCTCTTGTTTCTAGCTTGGGCAAGCGAAACACGCACAAAGTCAACAGCCAAACCTTTTGAGGAGTGGGTGGATGAGGTAGTTACCATTTCTGCCGCAGACGACCCAAAAGCATCAAAGGGCTAGGCGACCAATCTGCACATTGGTACATCGCTTCACTAGCAGTTGAGTCGGGCATCAGTCCACTTGAGCTTATGAAGTTAGACGAACGAATGTTGTGGACTATAAGCCGGTATCTAATTTCTAGGAACCAAAGCCAATCTCCAAAAAGATAAGCCCCCGAAAGGGGGTTTTTCTTTTGGGTAGAATTATTAGAGTTACCCAATCTAGGAGTCATTGTTGGTTGCCGCAATACAGCAGATAAGAATACAAGGGATCAAAGAAACCTTGGAGCTTCTTGATGCTGTCCAACCAGGTGCAATCAAGGAACTTAGAAAAGACATTAGGCGTATTGCTCAGCCAGTAGTGTCTGCTATCAAGTCCAATGTTCCAACCACCTCACCATTGAGAGGTATGAATCACTATGGTCGCACTAGGTTTGCTGGGGCCAAAGTAAGCGCTGAACTCTTGCTACGAGGCTGGGGAAACAGCGACACAATCCCCCTTGCCAGACTTGCAGTTGTATCACCAAAGGATGCTGCTGGTCTTGAAATCGCTGACATGGCTGGTAGAAAGACAATGATGAATGGCCCTGCCTTGAAGTACGAATACAAGGGTAGGGGTCGTATTGGTGGCTCAGGTCGTCAAAGACCAACAAAATCAAGATCAGTAGTACGCCGAGGAAACACAGCGGCATTTAGCTACCGAATCAATGGTCAAGGTAAGGGCATGACCGACAATCTAGGTGGCATACCTTCTCGCTATGTTTACCCCGCTTTAGCTCAACGAGAAGATACATTGGCTGCCGATATGCTCAAGACCATCGAAGGCTACACCGAGAGAATCAACCAAAAAATTAGGATTATGTAATGGCAATTAAGATTCCGATTCTCACCAGCTTTGACCCTAAAGGTCTAAAGCAAGCTAACGCTGCTTTTGCTAACCTGCAAACCTCTATTGGTTCTCTAGGTAGAAACTTTGCAGTTGTTGGCGCTGGCATAGCAGGTGCTACTGCCCTTCTTGGTAATGCTGTAATGTCGGCCTCTAGCTTTGAGGCTGAGTTTGAGGGTGTCAATCAGGTATTCAAAGACGCTGCTGGTTCAGTGCAAGCTTTTGCTGAGGCTGCCGCCCAAACTGCCGGTCTAAGCGCAACAGAGGCCCTAAGAGCATCCAAGACATTTGGTTTGTTTGCTACCAGTGTAGGACTTGGCACCGCTGAGGCCGCTACATTCTCAACAAGCTTGGTACAGCTTGCAGGTGACCTTGGATCATTCAATGACCTACCTACGGCCGATGCCCTAGCTGCTATCCAATCTGGACTTCAAGGCCAAGCCGAGCCTCTTACAAAATACGGTGTTTTCTTAACCGACCTTAGCCTAAAGCAAGCTCTATTCAATGCCACAGGTGAAGAAGTAACTGGCACTCTTACAGCTCAACAAAAAATGGTGGCCGCCTATTCTCAGATTTTTGCAGACACCACAGTTCAACAGGGTGACTTTGTAAAGTATCAAGCGACACTTGGTAACCAACTAAAAGAAGTAGGGGCAGACTTCCAGAACCTAACAAGGGATATTGGCATGATGCTTATCCCAGTGATTACTGAGGCAATGCCTGTAATCAAGGCGATGGCAACAGAGATTGGTGAAAAGCTAAAGGCAGCCATTGGCTCTATTGACTGGAAATCTTTGATTACTTCAGTAGTTGACCTTACTGTCTTTTTAGTTCAAAACGCCGAAACCATTGCCAAGGTCGTAGCAGCTGTCTTTATTCTTAACACAGCTTTCAAGCTCATGGCGGTAGCTTCTGGCATAGCTAAAACAGCTATTGCATTGCAAACTTGGTTTACTGCCCAACTAGCAGCAGGTATGACACTTGCCACTATTGCAAGCACTTTGCTAAGTGCTGCCATGAGATTGATTCCTTTTGTTGCTGTCGCCACCGCTATTGGTTTTGTAGTGGTCGGCATTATGCAAATGGGTGATGAAAGCAGAAAAGCTACGCCTTATGTTGACAACTATGGTGGAGCAATCCGCAAGTCTGGTGATGATGCTTTATGGGCTGCCGAGCGTTACGGCATAGCAACTGACGCTGCAAACAGGTTCTCTAGTGCTGTCGGTAAACCTTACACTGGGCCAGCCAGAATCACCCAAGCTGAAATAGATGCAAGATTACTTGGTAGGGCAATAGAAAAAGGCAGAGCGCCAGCACCATTTGTCATGCCAGACTTTTCTAAATTGTTGGGATCTGCTACTTCTGGTCCTAGTTTTTCTCTTCCTGCACTTGACACATCGGGATTGGAAGAACAACAAAAAGACCTTCTTGATGGACTAAATAGCCTGAACGATGCGCAAGCTCAGGCAGCAAATAATGAGCAAGAGATACTTGACAAAAGAAAGTCAGCTTTTGAGTCCTTTACAGATTCAGTAAAGTCTTTATTTAGTCAAATCAAAGACAGCATACTTTCAAGCTTCAACCTGCCTACCCTTGGCAACTCAGTCAACAGCATCACTAGAAACATCTCCAAGCTACTAGAGCGCACTAAAGGCTTTGCTCGAAGCATCTCACAGCTTTCAGGTATGGGCCTAAACTCGGCACTACTTCAGCAGGTAATCCAAGCTGGACCAATGGCAGGTAGCCAACTAGCCTCAGCCCTTGTTGGTGGCGGTGCTGGCTTTATTGGTCAAATCAACAAAGCCTATGGTGAGTTTGGTGACCTAGCAGGTGGCATAGCTGGCACAGGAACTAGCGCAGCCTTTAGTGGTCAGCAGACTGTCAACAATTACAGCATCGAGGTTACTGGTGGACTAGCAACAGGATCAGATGTTGGTCGAGCAGTAGTAAACGCCATTAGAGATTTTGAGCGTCAGTCCGGTTCAGCGTGGAGAGCCTAATTGTCAATCAAAGTAGAGTTCGGATTTGCGCCTCAGAATGAGCCTGTGCAGTTCAACGACATTAGCGCAGATGTTGTCGCTATTGCTGTCAACCGAGGTAAGGACCCACAGCAGGACACCTTCAACGCTGCCTCTTGCTCGGTTCAGCTAAACAACGAAACAAGAAACTATGACCCTGATTATGGACCTAGCCCTTACCAGGGGCTGATAGTTCCAACTGGTCAAGTAAGAATCTACTCAAATGAGCAGATAGTCTTTACTGGCTTTATTACTGATTGGAACTTTAGCTACTCACCAACCGGTGAATCCATAGCCGAACTTGTTGCCTCTGATGCTTTTTGGAACCTAAACAGCCAGACCCTTACCGACTTTGCCCCTAATGAGCAACTGAGTAGCGAGCGCATACTTGATGTCTTGATTCGACCAGAGGTGGGTGGCACTGCAACTTGGCCCGCATCCCTAAGAAAAATCTCCCCAGGTGTTGCCACAATGGGTGATTACACAGTTTCCGATGGAACCAATGCCCTTAGTTACTTGCAAGAAGTTGAAAAGGCAGAGCCTGGCAGATTGTTTATTGACAAGTTAGGTCGTTTAGTATTCCGAAGCCGGAACAACGACTTGTCAAACCCTAGCTTTGAGTACTACCGAAGCAATCTATCGCCGAACCCATCCTTTGAAAACAATGTAAGAAGCTGGGAAGCTACATCTGGCACAATCACTAAATCAACGGCTACGGCCTACATTGGAACAGCCAGTGGCAGCCTAACCTCTGAAGGTGTTGTTGAGCAGTATTTTGAAAGTAGTGCAGGTGATAACTACACAGCTTCAATTTACGCTAAGGCAAGTGCTGGCACAGTCCCTGTTACCATTGCAGGGTTGGTTTCCTTCGATGGTCTAAGTTACACCGAGTCAAACCCTGTAACTGGCCAGATTGATAGCACAGACTGGACACGCATAAACACTAGCTTTGTTGGCGAAAGTCCTTTCTCTGGAATTAGAATTGGTGGATCAACTGCTGCTATCTTCCTTGATGCCTTGTTGATTGAGCAGACACCTGTTGTTGACGCTTACTTTGACGGAAACAATGACCCTGTTTACAACACATCAGACCCAGATGCACCTGATTACCAACCAGAAAGAGCCTTTGAAACTTATGAAACAGAATGGGTGATTGAATAATGTCTTTTGCAGAAACTGGAAGCGATGATCCTGTCGAGTTCTACGCAGAAATAAACACACAAAAGGTTGCTGAGCTAATAACCTTTCCAGCTATTGAGGGTAGAGATGCACCTGGTAAAACCGGTGCTGCTGCTAGACCCGCCCTTGTTAGAGAAGTTGGCTTGTTTATTTACCCAACCAACTCCCCACCTGCCTGATAGTAATAAGGAAGTGAACTAATGCCAAGCGCAGTAACCAATGATAGTAATGCTCGCGCCATACTTACTGTCAACGCCAGTGGTGTAGTAGGCGGCGTTAACTGGTCTGCCTCTGTTCTAGATAACAACCCTAGCTTTGGTGGTTTTGGTGACTCTGGTGCAAACCTAACAATCACAATGGGTGGCATTACTGTACTCAGTGAAGTCAATAAGAGTTATGACTTTGGTGCTAATACTCCACCTAAGTACTTTCCAAGGTCTTATACGACAACCTTTCAATCTCTTTCTCCTGGTACATATGTTGCCACTGGAACCTTCTCAACTACCGGTCTAGTTGGAACTGCCTCTCTTTCTTTTAACTTCACAGTTCCTTCGCCACCACCCCCACCGAATCCTGTTTGGTCAACTGGCACACTACTACCAACAGCTACACGATCAAGCGCATATTCAACGACTGTAAGCGCAAGTCCTGTCACAAGTTATAGCCTTGTCAGTTCAAGCGGCGCAACTGGTGGGCTGTCTTTCTCTGGTAGCACAATCTCAGGAACTCCTACAACTGCCGGTACAGCCACCTTCACCATCAGGGCCGATAACAGCGGTTACTCAACTGACCGAACATTTACAATTCCAGTCAACCCAACTGCCGATACTGCTCGTGTTGTGCGATTGGGTATGTGGAGTTCTACTGGAACTGGCTTTACAAGTAGCACTGACTACACCCTGCCAACTTCAGGCAGCAATCTAAAACAAGTAGAGATTACTCCTAGACCTGTATTTTCAGGTAGCCAGTATTGGGTTGGTTTTTCTATTGTCAGCCCAACCTTCTTTTCACCCGCTGATTCTGGTGTTGGCTGGGGTCTGACCTCTGGTGCTAACACAAGCAGAGGCGATACAACACCACTTGCAACATCTAGCAACTTTACAAATCAAGCTACTGCTGGCTTGGGTGGACTTGCTTACAGGCTTTACTACGATGTCTTGCCTACTCAGCCACTCAATCTGGCTGGTGTTATTAGTGGTGCAGAAGATACAAATGTCACTCTGACTTGGGATGAGGTTAGCTCTGATGGTGGTCAGGCTGTTAGTGGATACCGAATTCAGCAATCGCAAGACAATGTAAGTTGGACAACTCTTGTTTCCGACTCAGCCTCAACAACTAGAGGCTATACCACTACAAAGCTAACACCAGGTATTAGGTATTACTTTAGGGTTGCTGCTATCAACGCTGTGGCTATCGCTCATGGAACCGATTACTCTGGACCCTATTCAGCGGTTGCTAACATTCTTATCCCTGGTGCTAGCGCAGGTAACGCTCAGTCTTTCTTGACGGCAACAGTAGCTAACCCGAACCCTGAAGCTGTAAACTTTACAGACTTTGGACTTGGCATTAGGTTTACTCAGATTGATGTCCAGTATGGCTCTGAGTTCCTTTACACCGAGATAGAGGCAAGCACTCAAGATGCCTTTGCTGAAATGCAGGTTATTGACGCGCCTCTGTCAAAAGCCCTCTATGGCGTTAGAAGCTACTCAATTACAAACTTATTGAACTCAACAGATGCTGGCGCTCTTGAGGTTGCCAAAGACTATCTGACTTACTACTACCAGCCAGAGCTACGAGTCCAGTCCATCACTGTTGATCTAAGCAACCTTACAATCGAGCAAAAACTACAAGTGCTTGGGCTAGAGATTGACTCTTTGATTTCTGTCAGCTTTACCCCTAACGGCGTGGGTGACCCAAAGATAGCGTCAGGGCTAGTCACAGGTATTTCCCATAGGATTACGCTTACCAGCCATGAAGTAGAATTAAGACTCAGGAACGAACGAAACTTGTTCACTCTAGACAGCGACAGCAAGGGTATCCTAGATGTCAACACGCTAGGCCCATAGAAGGAAACCATGCCGAGAAAAGTATTTGCGAGCTTTACAAGACTCGATGCCTCAGATGTAAACACCTATCTAATGGACCAGTCTGTTCAGACTTTCGCTGGCACAGCCGCTAGAGGCTCGGCCATTGGGACTGCCTCTGAGGGTATGGTGACTTACCTAAATGACTCTAATTCTGTGCAGGTTTATGACTCAGCTAACTGGAACACATTAGCTTACGAGCCAACCCTTACTACCTCAACTGCTGTTTCTTACACAGTAGCTAGTACAGACAGCTACAAGACCTTACGCTTTACAGCAGGTTCAGCGGTTACTGTTTCCTTTGGAACTGCCACAGCCTTTGACATTGGTGATCGTGTTGACATTCTTTGGGATGGGGCTGGCACTGTCACTGTCAACAGGGCTTCAACAGCGGTATCCCTAGCTGGTCGAGGCACAGCAGGAACGGCTTACACACTTGGTCAGCGTTATGACGCTGTATCTGTACTTTGCGTTGATACCAATTCCTACCGAGTTATCGGTAACGCTACGGCGGTCTAGTTATGTTGATTCCTTTTGGAATTTTGGCAGCAGCAGGATCAGCTTTTCAGACCCTAGTAGTTAACTTTTTGGTTCTCGCTGGTGGCGGTGGTGGTTCTGAAGGTGGTGGTGGTTCTGGTGGTTACCGATTATCTATAACAGGTGAATCATCTGGTGCTAATTCCGCTGCTGAAACTCCCCTATCTCTCAAAACTTCTACAAGTTATGTCGTTACTGTCGGCGCTGGTGGAGCGGTTGGAGCAAACCAAGGCACATCGGGTTCTAATTCTGTTGTTGACTCTATTACCTCGTTGGGTGGTGGTGGTGGTGGAGCTGGTGGCAATACCACATATGGCACAGGACTAACAGGTGGAGCTGGTGGTGGTGGTGGTAACAACACTGGTGGTGGTGGTGCTTCTGGTGGCTCTGGAACTGCGTTACAAGGTTTAGCTGGTGGTGCTGGAGCTTATGTTTTTAGCGTAACTCAGTCTGGTGGTGGCGGTGGTGGGGCTGGTGGCAATGGTGGTAACAGCTCAGGTTCAACCCCTGGTGCTGCTGGAACAGGTTTATCGTCATCTATAACTGGCTCAAGCGTGACGCGAGCAGTTGGTGGTGCTGGTGGTGGTGACACAGCGACTTTGAGAACTGACCCTGCTGCCAACACAGGGTCTGGTGGCTACGCGCGGTATTTCCGTTCCCCAACTTCATACAGTCCCGTAGCAGGTGCTTCTGGTCTAGTAGTCCTTCAATACCCAAGCACTTTCGCTATTACCCTTGGAGCTGGATTGACTGGCTCAACTTCTTTGATTGGATCTAATGAAGTAGCTACTATTACTGGTGGTACTGGGAATGTGACTTGGGCAGCGGTCAACAGGATCATTGTCGAATACCTTGCTGTGGCTGGTGGTGGTGGTGCTGGTTCTGGTTCTGGTGGTGGTGGTGGAGCTGGTGGTTATCTAGCCAGTACTCAAACAATTACTCCTGGGACTAATTACACAGTTACAGTCGGTGCTGGTGGTGTTGGTATGGGAAGCTATCCTGCTGGGGGTTATTCGATACCTGCCAATGGTTCCAACTCTGTATTTGCTTCAATTACTGCTACTGGTGGTGGTTACGCTGGTGGACAAGACTATGTAGGTCAGCTTGGTGGTTCTGGTGGTGGTGGTGGTGGTGGTACAAACGCAGGTTCAACCCCTGCTGGTGCTGGTACATCAGGTCAGGGTAATGCCGGTGCTGCTGGTATTCAGAACAACCGAGGTGGCGGTGGTGGTGGTTCAACTGCTGCTGGAAGCGTTCTTACTGGTGGTAACGGAACAAGCAACTCCATAACTGGTACTGCTGTTACTTATGCTGGCGGTGGTGGTGCTGGTGGTTATTCAACTTCAGGCAACGGCGGTACTGGCGGTGGCGGTAATGGAACAGCAGGAATTAGCACTCGCGGTGGAGATGGAACTGTCAATACTGGTGGCGGTGGTGGCGGTGGCGGTGGTGAGGGCGCTCCAAACTTCCGTACTGGTGGTGGTGGTTCTGGTGGTTCTGGTATTGTTATCTTGAAGTATTCTTCCGCTAGTACAATTACAATAGGAGCTGGGTTAACTGCTTCTACAACAACTGTTGGAAGCGATAAAGTAACCACGATTACTGCTGGAACTGGAAATGTGAGTTGGACATAATGGCGCATTACGCTTTTTTAGATAGTGACAACATTGTCACAGAGGTCATTACTGGTATAGACGAAACCGAGCTAATTGAAGGCTTAGATACCGAAACTTGGTATGGCAACTTTAGAAATCAAGTCTGTAAAAGAACAAGCTACAACGGCAACATAAGAAAAAACTACGCTGGCATTGGTTTTACTTACGATGCAGGGCGTGATGCCTTTATCTCACCCAAGCCTTATGACTCTTGGCTACTTGACGAGGCAACCTGCCTTTGGGAAGCTCCAATAGCCTACCCAACTGACGGCTTTACTTACACTTGGAACGAAGCAGAAGTAGATTGGGAGCTTCAGGACTTTTCTGAAGGCGCATAATGGCTGAGGAAACGACCTCAGTTCGCATTACGCAAGCTGACATCTACAAGAAGCAACTTGAGCATGGCGAGATTCTGGTCAAGGTCTTACAGAAACTAGATCACCTTGACGATGTGCCTGAGCGCCTAAGAGAAGTAGAACTAACACTTGCCAGACTTGCTTGGATTGAGCGCATTGCATACACAGGACTGACAGCCTCAGCAATAGCAATTATTGGCTTAGTAGCCTCAACGATAGGAAAATAATGACAACCTGGATTAGACCCGTTGACGGCGGCACTATCTCTGAC